TAGATAAACTGTCCCCTGCTGCACAGGACTTCGTAAAATACATTCTTAGTCTTAAAGATACTTTTGAGGAGCTTCGTAAGAAGCTTCAAGAAGCTTTTTTCCCTAAATTTACTGAGGCAGTTAAGCTTCTTGTAGAAACTCTTTTACCTGCTTTAGAGCAGTCTTTAATAACACTTGCAGCAAAACTTGGAGAATTATCTTTACTTTTTGCACAAGCATTTACAACTCCTAAAAAAGTAGAAGAATTAAAAACTATTTTTGACTCTTTTACCCCCATAATTGATGCTTTAGGTAAGGCATTTATTGCTCTTGCTTCAGCATTTGTAACTCTTCAAGCAGCATTTACTCCTTACACAATCGAGTTTGCTCAGTTTATTCAAAAGAAAGCAGAAGCTTTCCAAAAGACTGTAGAGTTAAAAGAGGCTACTGGCGAGCTAGCCACAATCTACAAAAATGCAACAGACATTGTTAGAGGCTTTGGAGAAGCCTTCGGCAATGCGTTTAGTGCTTTTGGAACTATTATTGCTGCTGCTGTTGGGCCAGGAAGTGCTGGAGAGTTTTTTACTAACTGGCTAATTGGGATCACTGAAAAGTGGGAAACAGCTACAAAAGCATTAAGTGAGTCTGGGGAGCTTCAGACATTTCTTTTAGGTTTAACTGAAAACTTCACAAAAATACTTGAGATTGTTGGTCTTATCGGTTTAGGAATGATTAAGATTGCAGCAACAGAAGGCTTTGGCTACTTCCTAGATAGATTAAAAGAATCAGTTATAGAGTTTAATAAATTAGGTGTAAGTATTGCAGAAAGAGCTTTACCTGCATTTGGTGATTTTATTCTTGCATTTACAAGATTTATTGTTTTATTTGCTGATGCTGGTGCTATTGCAGTTTTCTTTAATACCCTTGCTGCAATTCTTAACACCATAGTTGCATTACTAGATAATGAGGTAGGAAGAGCTGTACTGGCAGTAACTGGCTCTATGCTTGCTTTCTCCGCAGCCACAGGACTGGCAAGTAAAGCTGCCATATTCTACGCAAACTCACTAAAGGGAGCTGTAATAGGCGGAGTAGCATTTGGACAAAATCTTGCACTACTACTACAAAAAGTTCCTTTGCTAAGCGGTTTTGCTACAACTCTTGGAACTAGGATGGCAGGACTTACTGGAATTATTGCAGCAGGTGGAGCGCCTCTCTGGGCCCTTGTAGCAGCAGTTGTAGCTGTTCTTGCAATATTTAAACTTGCTTACGATGCTAGCGAGAATTTAAGAAATGCTGTATCTGGTTTAACTGCAGGTATAAAAAATGCTTTAAGTAAAGCTTTTGAAGATATCAAAAGAACTATTCAAGAAGTTTTTCCTGTGTTTAAAGGAACTTCAGACTTCTTTAAAGACATAGGAGATATCCTTGCTATAACTTTAGTACCTATTCTTGGGCGCTTAGCTGGTATCTTGATTGGAACTGTTTCTGGAGCCTTCCAAAGAGTTATCTACTTTATTGGAGCTGCAAAAGATTTCTTAATGATTTTTGCTAACATTTTCCAAGGAGTATTTAAACTTCTTACTGGCGATGTTAAGGGCGCAGTTGATGAGATGAAGCAAGTCTTTACAAGTTTAGGAAACTTTGTAAAGAATATTCTTAAAGGAATTGCAGCACCATTTGTAGGAGCTCTTAACGGAATTATCGATGTATGGAATGGCGCAGCTGGTAAGTTTAAGGTAAACATTCCAAAGTGGGTACCTATTATTGGAGGAAATGTATACAGTCTTCCTCAAATACCAAGAATTAACTTAGCAAATCTTGCAGAAGGCGGAATTGTTATGCCATCTATGGGTGGAACAATTGCCCGTATTGGTGAAGCTGGTCGTCCAGAGCGTGTAGAGCCTCTTGATCCAAGCGGGCTATCAAAGCGTGATAGAGCATTAATTGAAATGCTTGCAGGTCCTGCTGGCGGTATTAATATCACTGTAAACCCATCTGCTGGTATGGACGAGCGTGAGCTTGCTGCTCTTGTTTCTCGTCAACTTGCATTTCAAATGCGTAAAGGTGCTGCATAATGGCTGAAGTATTTAATCAAAGAGAAGAAAACAGCACGGTAGATCGTTCTTTAATTCCGCTTCAACAGCCTCATCTGACTGGAATGAAGCTACAAGGCGACATTGCCTTGGGTGAATTTCTTTTTAATACAATTGACCAGTACGGCGTTGTTTGGGTTATTACAGAAATTGAAGGTTGGTGGCAACACCCAGAACCTGATATGCCAGATATTCCTCGTGGTTTTGGCGACGGTTCTTACGACATTAAAGGTCGCTACCAAGCAAGAATTCTTAACCTACAAGGAAGCTTCTTAACTCCTGACCCGTCTTTAGTTGAAGCAGCTCGTGACCGTCTTATTGCCGCCACAAACCTTGTATACAGAGGTGCTTGGCTTAAAACAGGTATTGAGTCTGACAACAAGCGTTCCTCATTTGTAAGACTTAGCGGTGCACCAAACATTCAAACTGTTACAGCAAGAGGTCGCACAGACTTTTCTATTGGACTAAAAGCAGCAGACCCAATTAAATATGCGTGGAATGACTCCGACCCAGATGGCTATGAAAGAGTTGAAATTCCAGCTACTAATAGAACTACTGGTGCTACTGGAGTAGAGACTATTACCAACATCGGAAATGTTGATGTTCCAGTTAATTTTGAAATTTCTGGACCTATTACAGGACCTGCTCGTATTTACAATAGAACTACAGATAAGCTTCTTTATATTGTCTCTAACCTTAGAGGACGTTTAACATCTTCAATTGTTAATAAGCAATTAGACTTTGATGAAAATATCTTAGAAGATATTGTAACTCTAACCACTACTACAGCTCACGGGTACTTGCAAGGAGATACAGTAGAAATTAGTGGACTTGCAGAGTCTGATCTTAATGGAGACTTTACTATTACAGAAGTTCCTACATCTACAACATTTAAATACAGCCTATTCCCTCTTAACGCAGCTATTACAAAAGCTATTGTTGCAAAAAAACTAGTAAGCAACGTAGCTACAATTTATACAAAAGAAGCTCATGGATTTGTTGTAGGAAATACTGTTTTTATAAAAGATGTAGATTCTGTTTTTGACGGTAACTACACCATTACTGCTGTTCCAACACCTACAACTTTTACTTATGCAAAAAATCGTAGTACCGCTAGAACTGTCACTGGTGCAATTTTAGTTTCTAATACAGCTACTTTGACCACTACCGAACCTCACGGTGTAGTTGAAGGTGAAGATGTAACTATTTCAGGTTTAGATCAAAATTATGACGGAAGCTATACCGTGACATCTGTTCCATCTGCAACAACATTTAGCTATACAAAAACAAGAACAGACGCTAGAGCTATAACTTCAAGGTCTATGACTAATGATGTTGCAACAATTACAATGGGTGCACCTCACGGATTTGTTCAAAATGAACTAGTTGAAGTCTCTGGTATGGATAGAACTGCTACCCAGACTGCTATTGGGTTTGAAAATGCATTTAATGGTACATTTACAATTAAAAGTATCCCTTCTAGTTCTTCCTTTACATACGATGTACCTAGACTTTTTAGCTCTGCAATAACAACAACTTCACGCTCTTCAAATGTTGCATCTGTTACTGTTGCAGAAAGTATTTCAGCATTTGTTGGAGATACTGTAGTTATTCAAGATTTAGCAAATAACTCTTATAATGGAACCTTCACTATCACGGCTGTCCTTAGCAGCACTACTTATGTATTTGCATCTGCTGGAACGGATGAGGCACCTATTGGTGTATCTACAGGAAAAATAACTTTGCTTTCTGCAGAACCAGTGGTGGCTGTTGTTGCTGGTGGAAATTTTGATCTTGTTTTCCCAAGAGAGCACAGCTTTATTGTTGGAGAGTCTGTGGTTGTTTCTGGGCTAGGATCTGATTACAACGGAACATATACGGTATTAGATACTCCGCAGTTTAACGTTATCCGTTTAAATGGAGTTGGTAAGCCAGCAACAAGTTCGAGTACGTTAAATCCTCCTATCTCTTTAAGAGCAAGGGCAGGTAGTACTGTAACAATTACTACATCAACTCCACATAATTTAGTTAATGGTCAATATGTAAGAGTTAATTTATCAGATGTTGGTTTAGGTGGAACATGGGTTGCTACTGTAACTGGGGCAAACACATTTACATACACAACGCCAACTTCTGGAACTATTGCATCAGCAGCGCCAAGTGCAGGATCTAGTATTGCTGGAGCTAAGATTACACGTTTACGATCCGTAGCTAGCACTGTAGATGCAGGAGAAGCTAGAGTAGGCGGTGGTCTTCCATTTACATCATATACTTCTGGAACTGCATCCATTGGTGGAAACATAGTAAATTCTGATGGAAGCGAATTAGAAGCATCTGGCATTGCCGTTAAAAAAGCTAATATACCTTTTACTCCAGGCCTAACTGGTGCATTGGCAGACTTTGGTCCCGATGTGTTGGAAGTTGATACATTAACTAGAGATGTAGCTCTAAATGGCAACTATGAAGGTGCTAGAGCAAAACTTGATGTACTTACTGATTTTTTCTTCTTACAACCAGGAAACAATGAGATAGAGTTTGCTGATGATAAAAACTCTGTAAGTACTGGATTACTAAAGGTGTTTTATAGGTCTGGTTGGCTAGGTTAAAAAAGGATAAAAATGACATCAATAGACGCAACACTAACAGACGTTAACTATCGATACTTTCTTACAGACTTAGTTTCTAACGAAGTTCTGGCAGAAGTTCCTTTTTCTGGGGTTAACTATGAAAGACAGCTTCGTAAAGCTGGTGCTTTTAGTGGAACCATTCCTGTAATTGCTGCTACCAGTAAGTTAAATTTGTATGAAGCAACTATGCCGGGCCGAACTGGTTTATATGTTATGCGTAACGATGTTTGCGTGTGGGGCGGAATTGTTTGGGCCAGAAAATACGATGAGTCTAGTAAAAGTCTGACAGTTGATGCTTCAGAGTTTACAAGTTATTTCTATCATAGACATATTTGGCAAACTTTAGTTTATGGATCTGAATATATTGGAGTTTCTTCTTTTTCTGTAAGTAATGGGGTTGCCTCAATTGTTACTGGAGAAGCTCATGGATTTAAGCAAGACGATTTTGTAAAAGTAACTTTTACTAACCCTTCTGTAGATGGAACTCATCAGATAACTGCTGTTACAAGTCCTACAAGTTTTAGTTACATTGTTGCAGCTCCTAATGTTGGCTCTACTGGTATAAATGGCGGTGCTGCAAGAAAGCTTATAGATACCTACGACTTTGTAAGAGATCTTCTTTTCCAAGTTGCCACCGATATTTCTGTAACAACAGATGCTCGTCCAGGTTTTTTTGCTAACGATGTTATAGAGCCAGGAAAAATTATAGAGGCTTCAGTTATCTCTAAGAAAAGAGATGAAGGTCTTGTAACTATTAAAACCCTTGAAGACCACGAAATAGTTCCTGGCCAACAGTTTGAGTTAGTAGAAGTAGATTCAACGTTCAATGGTTATCATATAGCTAGCCAAGTTCCTGATAGTAAAACTGTAATTTTTGAGGATAGAGGAGGAAATATTCCTTTAACCACATTGCCGGGTATAAGAACTTTCTTTGTCACAAACAAGGCTCTTACTAGCAATGTAGCCACAATAACTACTCATATTCCTCACGGGATAACTGTTGGTCAAAGCTTTACTTTATCTGATGTAGATTCTTTCTTCAATCAACGTTTGGACGAAAACTTTAACGGAACTTATATCGCTACAGCTACAACATCCAACACTATAAGTTATGCAAAACAAAATATTAGAAATATTCCATCTGCTGTAGTTTCTGGCGGAACTGTCAGCGTAGGAAGCAAGTTAGTTTATGGAACTTATGGCCCGTATGCTTCAAACTCAGATCTGGGAATTGAAGTTGGAACTAATGAGACAAGCAACTTATATCAAGATACTCAATACCTAAGAGGTTTTGAGCTTAAAAGTGTTGGAGAGATTTTAGAAGAATACTCTAACGATCTTAATGGTTTTGAGTATCGAATTGATTGCGACTATGATCTAACTACTGCATCTTTTACTAGAACTCTTACTTTACTTAATATTGAAAATCCAAATCCTATAGCGGACACTTTAGTAGGTCTTACAGATGCAGAAAGACTTGGATATAATCAAATTATCTTTGAATATCCTGGAAGTATTTCAACATTTACTGTTGAAGAAAGTGCTGAAGATGCAGCAACTCGTTTCTTTGTAGAAGGCAACATCTCAGATCTATCAGATGCTGCAAGTCAACCATACGCTGTAGCTGCAGACATATCTCTACTTAACAACCCTTTTGGTAAGAGCTGGCCTTTACTAGATCAAGTTGAAGTAGTTAATAACACTGGAGATGAAGATGTTTTATATGAATACGCTAAAGAGTATTTATATGAGTCAAAGCCTCCGATGGGAGAGTTTGAGTTAACAGTTAACGGATCTCTTACTCCTGTTATTGGAAGCTACGCACCGGGTGATTGGTGCTCACTTATTATTGATGACCCTTTTGTATTAGCTCGTCTTGCAGATGATCAAGAACCAAGAGATGACATTATTGTTAGAAAAATTGCATCATATAAAGTTTCAGTTCCAGACAATCCTGCTTTCCCAGAAACTGTAACCCTAGAACTAATTACAGACTGGAAGGTTGACACAGCTGGAGAAGAAGCTGGTCTTAGCAGAAATATAGAAGGAGACTAAGTATGGCTACTCGTCGTAGATCCCGTAGAAAGACTATCTCTGGAAATCTTACAGATATCCAAAAAAGAGTTAGATATCTAGAAACACGCCCTGCTCCATCCAAACTGGCAAACAAAGTAGTCGCAACTAAAAACATTGCTATAGAGTCAATTATTACAGATTTAGTAGCAACTGATGCAGTAACCCGTCGTACAATAGCACCATCTGCGGTAGGAACTGCTGAAATAGAAAACGACTCTATTACAAATAATCTTATTGCAACAGATGCTGTAAACACAGACTCCATTGCCCCTAGCGCTGTAACAACAACAGAAATTGCAACAGATGCCGTTACAACAGACAAAATTGCAACAGACGCTATTACAAATAATGAGCTTGCCACTAACTCAGTAAATGCTGACTCTATTGCACCGGGATCTGTAGGTGAGAATGAGTTAGCAAGTTTAGCTATCTCAACAGATAAAGTTCAAGACTTAGCAGTTACTGATGCAAAAATTGCTGGGATACAAGGCTCCAAAATTATTGGCGGTGTTGACGGTGATTTAATTATAAACAACTCAATTGAGGCAATTAAAATTGCTGGTGTAAATTCAACTGCGCTTATTGGTCAGATACAAGATGCTCAGATTGAAGAACTTGATGGCTCAAAAATTATTGCGGGAACTATTTATGCAGAGGCAATAGAGCCTGACTCAATTACCGAGTTTCAAATTGCTTCAGATGCAATTGGATTTGATGAAATACAAGGTAACTCTGTCGACACCGTTCACCTTCGAGAAAATGCTGTTGGATCGTTTGAGCTAGGTGATCTTGCAGTTGAAAGACGCCATGTAAGTGATAACACTATTATTGCAAGAATGATCAATCCTGGTGCCGTTACAACAACAGGCATTCAAAATCTTGCAGTTACCAATGCCAAAATCGCAGATGGAACAATTAGTGGTGGAAAAATACAAAATAGCACTATTACTTCAAACAAAATTTTTGGCGGAACTGCTATATTCACAGCTATAACTTCTGGAACTGGAATTCTTGTTTCAAATAGTTCAAACACATATGGTTACGCTTCTCAAATTAGCGCTAGTTTTGGTGGTGGAGCATTTAACGTTGCAGCTGGAAACCACACTCATTCAGGTGGTGGAGTTCCTTCCCACACCCACCCTGTTTCAGCTTCAATCTCTGGTGCAACTTCTAGCGCGGGAGCTCACACTGGGCACGGAGGCCACTCTCACCCTGTCACTATCAACGCTTCTATTACAACGTCTGCCCCTTCTTCTTTGAAGCTTAAAAAAGAAATATCTGACCATCAACCTGCGGATATAAAAAATATTTTAAATTTAAAGTTAAAAAAATATAAGTACAAAAATCAGCTAAGACACCTGCAGGACGGTATAAATAGAGAGTGGATGCATGGTTACATTGCTGAAGAAGTGCAAGAACTTGGATTTGAAGAGTTACTTGGGTATGATGAAAAAGGAGAACCTGCATCTCTAAATTACGGTCTCTTATCTACATTAGTCCTAGAACTAGTCAAAGTTCAACAAACTGAGATAGACTCTCTTAAAGAAGAGATTCAGAGACTGAAGGAAAAAATATAATGAGTTATGTAGCAAACTATGAGTCACTAAAAAGGCCATACATATGTAAAGTATTAACTGCATCCTCTGGAGAAGAATTTCATGTAGCTTTAAATTTTTCAAATGACTCTGAACGAGAAGAAATGTCAGCAGAGCTTATATATGAGCACTTAGAAAACTGTATTACATATATAGAAGATAAAGCTAAAACAATGTCAATAATTGCTTTAAACGAACCTATAGGAACCGAACTATGGCCAGCTAAAGGTTGGGGAGAATTAGAGTGGGCTAACAATGAAATAAACCTTTGGTTTAATTACATATACTATAAAGAAGAGGGATCTCTTCCACAGTCAGATCCTATCAATTTGGATATTCAAATCGGTACTGGCGAGTCTAGCGATGATCACACGCATGAAGGTACAGAAGATCACACTCACGACCCAGCTACAGGAGACGAGATTCCTAATGCATGAAGTTAAAGATGGCTCACGAACGCTACAGTTTAATGGACGCCTTTTAGGAGAGTCATCTTCTTTTAGACGAGGCTCAACACGCTGGATCGAGTTCAAACTTTACAAAACAGAGAATGGGTCTTATATTCTTTCTCGTATAGGTGTCTCTACAGTATTTCACTCACCCACCTGTTCCCTAGTTAAACGCTACGGCTTAAAGGAGGGTACTGTTGATGACATAAGAGATGATGCCATCCCTTGTGAGGAATGTAGCCCTAGCTTTAATATGCCTATTATCTTCCCAGAGACGGACAGAAACTGGGCTCAAGTAAGCGAAGACCCAGAACCCGTACTAGATGCACTTTACAAATATGACTCTGGTGGTGCAAGATATCTTACTAACGTTGCACAAAGGTTGCTTGAAAGAGCAGCCCTGAATGATGAAAAGATAGATTCTATTTATAGAATTGAGATGATCCCTTAAGAAGTTAGGAACAAATGAGCGACAACCAAGTGACGAACGGACTGGGAGATGTAAAGCTGCACCTTGTAGATTCTGCAGAAAAGGCGCAGCAATTTATTTCATGGCTAAGTGAAAAAAGACCCCACAACGCAATTGCAATTGATACTGAAACAGGTGAATTGCCTGGCGGTAAAAGAGAGCATGCGTTATCTCCTTGGCATGGAAAATTACGTCTTGTTCAAGTAGGAGACGGTATGACTGGCTGGTCTATTCCTTGGGATGAATGGGGCGGTGTTTTCTACGAAGCAATGAGTAAGTTCGATGGACCTGTTGTTTGCCATAACATTGCATTTGAAGCTCGTTGGTTTGATATTCAATCTCGATGGAAGATTCCATGGGAGCGTGCTCACGACACGATGATTATGGCTCACATCATTAATCCTTTAGGTTCTGGTGCACTGAAGCCGTTATCTGCTCTTTATGTTGATGGCAAAGCCGTTGCAATGCAAGAAAGCCTTGACCAAGGGCTTATTGAAAATGGTTGGACTTGGGGAACTGTTCCGACTAACTATGAGCCTTACTGGGTTTACGGTGCACTCGATACAGTTTTAACAATGCGCTTGTGGGAACAGTTCTATCAGAAGTGCGGTCCTCAAGGTCCATACAATCGTGCTTATGAACTAGAGATGGCAACACGCAAGATTGTTACTCGTATGGAGCTAAATGGTGCTCGTATTGATCTTGATTACTCAAAAAAGAAGTTTGATGAACTTATTCAATACTCAGATTCTGTAAAGAGTTGGGCTTCAAGTACTTATAATGGAGTAAGCATTACAAGTAATATCCAACTTGTGCGTCTACTAGAAAGTCTTGGCGCAGACATTACAGAAACAACTCCGTCTGGAGCTAAGTCTGCTAGCAAAGACCAACTGCAGCTTTTAATGATTAATGGAAACAATGATGTTAAAAACCTTGCAGAAAATGTTCTTAAACAAAGAAAAGCTGACAAGTTAGCCAATACTTACTTTTCTAACTTTATGGAAAAGTCTATTGACGGAATAGTTCATCCTTCTGTAAAAACATTAGGCGCTCGCACATCTCGTATGTCTATCACAGACCCAGCCCTACAAACTCTTCCTAAAGGAGATGACACTGTTCGCACAGCTTTTATCCCTAGAGAAGAAGGCAATGTCATCATTACCTCTGACTTAGATCAGGTTGAGTTCCGTATGTTTGCATCTTTATCTGAAGATGAAAACCTTATCTCGCTATTTCACAAGGCAGATGCAACTGGCTCAGATCCGTTTACTGAGATTGGTCGTCAGGTTTATCAAGAACCAGATATGCAAAAGTCTGACAAGCGTCGTAATCTAATCAAGGGCGTTGTTTATGGACGACTCTACGGAGCAGGAGTTGCTAAGCAAGCTCTCACTGCTGGAGTACCAGAGGCTCAAATGCGTTCTGTATCTGACTCTTTTGATGCTAACTATCCGGGTATGTCAATCTTTCAAAAACAAATTGATCATATTGGGCAAACTAGACTTCGTAATGAAGGTCAAGGATATGTTCACACTTGGACTGGTCGTCGTATTCCTTGCGATGAAGATCGTACCTACACACTTGTTAACTATCTAATTCAAGGCGGAGCAGCAGAAGTTTTTAAATCTAATCTTGTAAAGCTTGATCAAGCAGATTTAACAGATCACCTTATTGTTCCAGTGCACGATGAAATTGTTCTTGAAGCTCCACGCAAAGATGCTGAAGAGATTAAACATTTGGTTCGTCAATGTATGACTACAACTGAAGGATGGGCAGTTCCTTTAACAGCAGATGTTGATGGTCCACTAGAAAATTGGGGGCAGAAGTACCGATGAAACATGTATTGGCAGTTGATCCCGGCAAAGCAAGCGGAATTGTTTTTATGTCCTTAGCTGGACCTGAAGAAACTCCAACAATTATTTACGCTAGTGAATCTCAGCCAGAAGAGTATGGGCGGGCATTAAATACATTTATAAATGGCTGGAACCTCTATGAAGATTTTACTGTTGTCTGCGAAAGATTTACCATTAACGCTCAAACGGTTCGTAACTCTCAAGCTCCTTATAGCCTTGAGCAGATAGGTGTCTTAAAACATATCTGTAGAGAGCATGCTTATGACCCAGAAAAAATTGCTATGCAGTCCCCAGCTGATGCCAAGGCTATGTTCCCGAATGAGGCTCTTAGGAAGATAGGAACTTGGCATGTAGGCGGGGAAGGGCACGCAAATGATGCAATACGACACGCTTTATTAAGGCTGGTTAAAACTGGCTGGAAACCAAGAGTTCTGCTAGACTAATATGCGGTAAGATAAATATATTCAAAAAAGTTTTAGAACCGCATGTGACATAATGATAGGGAAAAGAGGGTAAGTTGTCCGTAATAGCCGAAGTAGATGCCGATAAGAAGCACATCATTCTAACTACCGACTGGCGCTATAAAGAGCTCTGTAAGAGCCTTCCAGGGGCTTCCTGGAGCCCTAAGGAGCAGGTTTGGAGAGCTCCACTCAGTTGGACTACTTGCCTTGCTCTACGTTCTACATTCAGAGATGGATTGACTGTTGGACCTAACTTAACTGAATGGGCTACAAACGAGCTAAACACTCGTATTAACCCATCTAACGCCTTTAGAGAGCTTGAGACAGCCGATGGGGACGAAGACCTATTCCCACACCAAAGAGCAGGGGTTCAGTTCCTTAAAACGGCTCGTAGGGCTTTATTGGCTGATGAGCCCGGCTTAGGTAAAACCGCTCAAGCCATTCGTGCTCTTAAAGCTATCCAAGACTCTGGGGAAGAGGTTTTTCCAGCCCTAATTGTTTGCCCTAATACCTTAAAAAAGAACTGGGCTCGTGAGTTTGGTCGTTGGTGGCCGGGCGTAAAAACTCAAGTTATCAAGGGAACATCGACTCAACGCAAAAAGCAATTTGAGTCTGGTGCAGATGTTTATATTATTAATTGGGAGTCTTTGCGCTCTCACTCAAGGCTTTCAGGTTATGGCTCAATTGCTCTAGTTCACTGCAAAGCTTGTGGAGGTCTTAATGAGGCTGTCACAGAAACTCGTTGTGAAGTGCACCCAAGAGAGCTAAATGCAATTGATTTTAAGGCTGTAGTTGCTGATGAAATCCACAGATCTAAGGATCCTAAATCAAAACAAAGTCGTGCTTTGTGGTCTGCAACAGGAGATGCTGAGATTCGTTTTGCATTAACTGGTACGCCAATTGCTAACAATGTTGTAGACCTTTGGTCTATTCTTCACTGGCTATCGCCTAAAGATTGGCCATCAAAGACAAAGTGGATTGATCGAATGATTGACATCATGCTTAACGCATTTGGTGGAATGATGGTTATCGGTGTTAAGCCAATGATGCAAGACGAGTTTTATAAATCTGTAAACCCTGTTATGCGTCGTATGCTTAAAAAGGTTGTGCTTCCACACTTGCCTCCAGTTATGAATGAGCGTAGAGATGTAGAAATGTCACCTAAGCAAAGAAAAGCTTACGAGCAGATGCGTGACACAATGATTGCTGAGCTTGAGTCTGGTGATGCATTGACCGCTCCAAGTATCTTGACTCAAACAACTCGTCTGCTTCAGTTTGCAAGTTCGTATGCCGATATGGTTGTTGATGAATCAAGTGGTGAGTTGAAGACTGTTTTGACAGAGCCTTCCTGTAAAGTTGACTCGCTGATGGATGACATCAGTAATGGGGATTTTGGGGATGACTCAGTTGCAGTTTGCGCCGTATCTCGTCAACTTATTGAAATTTTAAGTGCTGCTATGACAAAAGCAAAAATCCCTCATGGACTTATTACTGGGGCTCAGAATGAAGATGAGCGTCAAAAGGCGGTAGATGATTTCCAAGAAGGTCGTGTTAAGTGGATTCTATTTACAGCACAGGCTGGTGGTGTGGGTATTACCTTGACTACCGCTCGTCGCTTGGTTATGCTTCAGAGACCGTGGTCACTAGTTGATCACAAGCAAGCTTTAGACCGTGTACATCGTATTGGAAGTGAAATTCACGACTCAATATTGATTATGGATTATGTAACAGAAGGAACAATTGAAGAAAGAGTTCTACAAGTACTAGAAACAAAATCAGATAACTTCGAACAAATTGTTCGAGACAAAGATCAACTGATGAAGTTGCTCAAGGATGATAAGGCAGGGGCGCTATGAGCGATGTAGTAAGACTTTCAAATTCTGAACTACAAACATTTAAAGATTGTCGTCGCCGATGGTGGCTTACTTACTATCGTCGTCTTCAACCAAAGAACAGGGACATGACTGGTGCTCTTGCATTCGGTAGTCGTATCCACGCAGCTTTAGATGCTCACTACGCTCAAGGTCTTCCACTTCTACAAGCCCACTCTGAGTTAGTTGAGACAGATCGAAAGTTGCTTCTTGCAGACTTTCAAGACACCTACCAGTTGGAGCAAGAAGCCGAAATGGGACGCATCATGCTCGAAGGTTATGAGCAATGGGTTGAAGAAGAGGGCATTGATGCTGAACTTGAAATGGTTTCTACAGAAGAAACTGTGATCGTTCCTTTGTTTAATGGAGATGTTGAACTTCAAGGAAAGCTTGATATGCGTGTCCGTCGCAAAGCTGACGGAGTTCGTATGTTCCGTGACTTTAAAACTGTTGGTGGCTCTCTTAGCGACTTTGCCAACCTTGCTCCTATGAACGAGCAGGTGCTTACATACATGCTTTTGGAGTCTACTAAAGCAGATGAAGCAGAGCGTTCTGAAGGTGGAATCTTTACATTGTTAAAAAAGGTAAAGCGCACAGCAAATGCTCGACCACCTTTTTATGATCAAATTGAAATTCGTCATAATGTTTTTACAATGCGTTCTTTCTGGAATCGTATTCACGGAACTATTTCTGATTTAATGAAGACCCGTAAAGCTCTTGATGAAGGAGCAGATCACGCTTATGTTGCATATCCTCACCCAACTAGGGACTGTAAATGGAAATGCCAATTTTTCGCTATATGCCCAATGTTTGACGACGGAAGCGCCGTTGAACAAGCACTTAGCGATTCATATGAGGTCGCAGACCCATATGCGTACTACGAAACAACTGACAAAAAAGGAAGTGAGTGACGATGAGCGAAATTCAACGCTCTCTTACTGTAATGGTGTACGGAGAGAGCAAGGTTGGTAAATCAAGTCTTGCTGTCACTGCACCTTACCCACGGCTTATGCTTGACGTAGAAGGCGGTCACAGGTTTTTGCCTATCATCGTCAAGTACTGGGATCCACTGCGAGAGGAACCACCTATTGCAGATGGCACATGGGACACTGTTGTAGTCACAGTCCGTGATTACGATACTGTTCTAAAAACATACCAATGGCTTCAACTTGGAAAGCATCATTTCAAGAGTCTTATTATTGACTCTGTATCTGAGCTTCAAGTGAAGTGTTTGGAGAACATTGCTGGTGTTAATCAAATGACACAGCAGCAGTGGGGAGAGTTGTTGCGTCATATGGGCGGTCTTTTGCGAGATCTCCGTGACCTAACAATGCATCCAACAAATCCGCTAGAAGCAGTAGTCCTAACTGCAATGGCTCGTCTTGATAAGGATGGTCGTTATCGTCCATACCTACAAGGTCAGCTTGCAATTCAGGCTCCTTACTTCTACGACATTCTGGGGGCAATTACTGTTGAAGAACGTATGAACCCAGATCCAACTCAACAACCATACAAAGTTCGTCGTATGTATGTTGAACGCACTAATCACTACGAAGCTGGCGAGCGTGTCCAAGGACGCCTTGGCAAAGTCGTAGAACAAGAAAACATGTCAATTGAAAAAATGCTAGACATTGTTTTTGGACCAAAACAAGCAGCGGCAGCTGAAACAACTACAAAGGAAGAAGGCACTCAGTGAGTTCACGCAATTGGGCAGACCTCATTAAAGACGCTGGTGATTCGGGTAATTACGAACCTCTACCAG